CAAATACCCAGTATAGTCATTGTAATTGTCTACAATCCCCAGCAACGTTCCATCTGGCCAAGTAAATACTGAACTGGCCCTCTGATGACATTCATACATCTGGAACATATTATACACGAAGCATTTAACTCCGTTGGAAATATAGAATCTCCTATTCTCCTTATCATAACTAACGTTGAACTTCAACAGTTCTTCATAATAATCTGTGCAGGGCTGAGGGGCAAAGAGTTGTCTATAACCTAATTTATTAAATTTATTCTCAGATACAATCCAGAAGTCGAAGTTATTATCTATGAACCCAACTACATTTACATCTCCGGCTATCATCCTACAACTGGTAACTCCCACCATACCTAGGTCTTTGCAAGAGTAACCTGAACTATTGGGGATCAATCTACAAATTCCCCTAGTGGAAAACACTACTAGGTTTGAATCCAGAGCATGAACCTTAACTACCTTCCCACCACAATCGATCTTAGGAATCCAACCCGCAGTTAGATTCACACTAGGATCAAATTCTATAGTCCCAACCCCGGCCCATGCCACTGAGGATTCCCCAAGAGTTGCCCAAGTAGTACCTAGACTATCACTAATCCCCCCCACTACAGCCTGCCCATTGAATACAGTACATGTTCCAAACTCAGGCATGTCAACTGTGTCTACAGCATCTAGGAAATTACTAACTGAACTAACCCATGAGGATATAGTTCCATCCTTATACTGAACTCCAACTAGGAGAAACCCAAAGTGTTCAGTAACATCTACTCCACTAACCTCTTCAACATTCCCTATATTAACCTTTAGCATGGCCTCCAACTCAGAAGCCACAGTAGACATTTGAAACAGGCCTAGGTAATTACTTCCAACTATCCTAGCAACCCCAATCATAGTGCCATTGTCTAACACTCGAACTTGGGGCCACGGCCAGCAATCTTCCCAGTTGCCATCGGAGTAGAAGGATGTACCTAGAGAGCAAGCCCCAGAGAACTCATCCCCACTTCCCAATTCCCTAATATCCAGTACCTCCCTATGAGATACAATCCCCAGGGCAGTAGGCTCCAGATTATAACACATCTCAAGAGTCTGAGTATTTATTGGGATCTCAGCCGATGTCTTAATACCGTTAAACAATCCTTCTTTAAACACATACTCAAACTCTTTCATGGGGTTAGCCTTTAGATATTATATTAAATGTGAGGGAAATACATTTGATTAGGTCAGGGGTGGGGGATTCTATGATAAGTGTATCTCCCCGTTTAACCTTGAAGGATTCAGGAATGTCTACTGCAGAGGGAAGGATTGTAGTGGGGGTTTCAAATGAGATAAGTTCCCCTGGCCTGCTAAGACTAATCGTAACCTTAGGAACTTTTCCAATCTCAGACCTCTCACACATTACATATGCATCTGCTATCTTACCTTCCATTGTCTGGATATACTTCCCAAAGATATCCCCTATAGGAGAACTCATGAAGTATGCTTGAGGAGTTACGGTCCTAACACTAGACCTCTCCTTAGACTTTAACTCTAGCCCGGCGACAGTAGCTTCAAGCTCATTCATCTTAGCTGTATCAGTATTTCTAGATCTAATAGGTAACATCTCAACCCTCCATCACATTGATCTGTGAAGATATATCCGCAACATCGTCCATATCCAGGAGTTGAATATCCTCTTGAATAGACCTAGCCCAGTCTTTAGCTCCCTCTGTGTTTCTGTAGAATACCTCCAGTTGCCACAACGCTGCTTTGATTAAAAGCTCTGGATGGTACAACGTCCAGTAGGATCTATCCAGGAGTGGATCGCCTTCTTCCTCATCTCCAGTAAGATCCTGTAGATCGGCTGTTAGAAATTGGCCCTCAACTCTGATAGTACAAGAAGCCTCAGTCGCAGGAACTATATATAACTTCCGGGCCAGTGTAGTTTCGAACGGCTCCTTATAGGTCCAATAGATAGGAGTCCCGGAAGTAAGTATAGGAAGCAATCCTCCCAATTCATACTGTAACCAATCATGAGATCTGTATGTTAACCTGAGGGCTCCATCAGTAGAACCATTATCTACATACACATTCTCAATAATCCTTGCAACTCCGGTCAACGTAACTTCATAATCCTCAGCGTCAAGAGTTACTGTATCAACCTTCCTGGTCCCCCTCATCCCGAGCATTCTATCTATTGCCTTCTGCCCTGCATTGATGAAGAAGTTCGCCCCGTTATCTGCAAAGGTAGTTGGATCAGTAACTAAATCATACCTCCCACTTTGTTTAATAAACCTAGTTCGGATTTCCAATAGATTCATTTCAATTCCTATGTTGCAAAATGTGATATAGCAATCCCAGGGGAACTAATGCTCCCCCAGGATCTCCATTACCTAAAGGTTAATATCACGGGGTGAGAGTATTAGTAGTACCGAAGCCAGTGAGATAACCCCATCCGATCGGGTTGTAATACTCAAGGCCAATCTCAGAGAGATACTCTTCCTTCAAACCGTCAACTGAAGTCCAGTTACCCTTCTTCCAAGAATCATCAGTCTTGTACATAGTATCTTGGATGTAGCGGGTCTTAATGTCCTTCGGCTCGATGATAACCGCAGTGTTCCGCATCGTAGCCTCATACGAGAAGAGCGGATGGTTGATGAAATTAATCGTACCAAATGCAGTAACCCACTTAGTAACTTTAATCCCATAAGATTCGGTGGTAGGAGTGAAGTCGAAGTTGGCCCCATTCTTAACCAGGTTGTTGATGGCCAGCAGTACAGACGACCCACAGAAAGCCAGCTTCTCACTGGAACCATACCGGAAGATGATCTCCAGTTGAGTATCCAACCAGGCCTCACCCATCTCAAACCAGGTCTTCCCTGCATACCCTACGGCTGTGGTATAATTAGATACAGTACCACCAGGACCCCCCATACCAGCATAACTACCACGGATAGCAGGGATAATGCCAAGGGTAGTACGTTCCGGCTTACCATTAACACCAGTACGCTCCGTAGGGATTCCAAACAAGAAAGCTTTCTCCATCTCAATGGAATGAAGTTCCAGTGCCTCACGCTTGGCCTCCTTATATTGATCCCCAGTACGAAGCCGGGTCTGCATAGCTGTACGGGTCATCTCCAGAGGAGTCCGGAAGATCTGGGTGTAGTTGTACCATTTAATAGGATCATACGCAATCGCATCAGGCATACCTGCACCCTCAGAATTGATATTACCTACAATCAATGCCACATCGCAATCACTCAGATCACCCGCACTGGAGTTGTCATCAGCCTCGAGGAGATAAGCTGCGATGTAAGAAGATGCACCATTGACTACACGGCCAATAACCTTGGCCATTACATCTACGGTGTAGTCACTGGCATCACGCAACAGGACTTGATGCCCCTCACGGAATTGTGCTACATCAGCAGCAGACATTTTGAAATAGATAGTGGCCCCAAGGGTAGCCCCACTAGTGTAAGCCGTAGCAAGAGCTGCATCAGTATAAGCCCCAGTTACAGTTGCCCGCTGAGTAGGTAGGGACTTAGTCCACCAGTTAAACTCCGGGTCATCGACCTTAGAACTTCCCATCTTAGACAGGATTGCCGTAAGAGGTGCAGCCCCATTCGGGTACTGCATAAGAATACCTTCCCGCCAAGATTTCGGACGAGCATCTGCAACCCAGTCACCATTACCACGCATACCTAAAAAAGCCATAATATTACCTCATTGAAAAATTGATTGAATTGAAAGATGTTAGATACTAACTGTAACCTATCAGGTAGCTTGAGTCAAAGTGACAGCATCCTGAACATTGCAAAAGCCACGAGCATACCAGTTGGTGCCATCAGAGATAACCTTAACAGTATCGCCAATAATAGCTTTGTTGGCCACGAATGTGATGGTATCAGATGCGGCAGCACAACCTACGGACCCGGCTGCATCCTCTGCACTGGCAACGGCCCCGAAGATGATGTTAGCACTAGCGGCACTGGCAATGATGTACGCAGTAGTAGGAGCTACCTTAACAACAAACTCAAAGTTAAGCCCTGCAGCAGGTTTAGGAAGGGTCGTAGTAAACCCACCAGCTGTACCCAGAGTAAACAACTTCCCACTACTTGCAGCTGTCAAGGTGTTGGTAGCAGTAAGGGCCACAACACTTGCAGCATCCGCACCTTCCCCCTTCACAGTCCCATCTACCAAGACATTTCCTACCTGCAAATTAGTTACAAACTTACCTTCACCACTCATAGTCTTACCTCACTTTGTATTTTTAACTACATTCCGCACATCTGAGGCAGCCAATGCTAGGAGATCCTTAGTAGGCATCCCCGGATTAGCAGCATGTAGACGTGTAATTGTTGCTCCGACAAGATTCTTATATTGCCGAAGATCCCTATTGTCAAGGTAGAACTCCTCAACAATTTTCCTCATAGTCTCAGCCGACTGAACTTGAGTTAGAATTAGTTTTGGTAAGTTTATCAGTGCCCTCTCAATCGCTACACTTACGACTCGATCCAGAACTTTTTCAAACAATTCAGGATTTGCTAAGACCTCCTGCAATGGGGTGTCTTCTAAATACTTCCCCATGACTATTCACTAAAGAGTTCAGATATTTCATCCACCAGAGTGCTTCCACCCTTGCCCTTCGCACCACGGGCAGCTCCACTACCACCGGGTAGAGTTGGTTTGACCTTAGCTTCTGGAGTATTAACTACCTGCTGTGTTACATTGGCAATCCCCAAATTAACCTTAGCAGTCTTAGCCGTCTCTGCAAGGACCTGAGCCACAGTCCAATCTGGATTGGCCCCACCAATTTCATTTGCAATCTGGGTTACATAACCCTTGAGGCCATTTAACTCAGGGTTAGCTGAGTAGAATTCCCGATGCAATTCCTGCAAACTGGTATGCCGTTCTATCTGAGGCACTACCATATTGGGCAGAGCTGTTTGCAACTCTTTGAATATCTCCGCTTGACTACTCTTAACTACATTCTTCAACAACTCTACGAATTTATCCTTAGATTCCATGACCTCATCGAAGTCAATATTACCTAAGAGATCATTCAGAGATATGGCCCCATCCTCATTGGGAGTAATAGGGGGAGAGGTTACTGGGATAGGTTTAGGATTGGATAGATCTCCTACGATCTTAAGCAGATTAGCATGAGATTCCTTGAGAAGTTCAAGCTCAGACTTAGGGGCTTCTTCTACAACTGGAGCAACTTCTGTCTCAACAGGTTTAACTTCATCAGTAGGAGTTACCTCTATCTCAACAGTCTTCTCCTCCTCTACAACCTCCTCAGGGAATTGGAAATCCTGATCCAAATCAAACTTCTCTTCTTCCCTGATCTCCCCGCCAGTGACCAGCGTATCCACGGGTTGACCTTCGTTATTAAATTCCATCTCACTCTCCATCTTGACGTTTGGCGTCGGTTAAAGAATTATTGTATAAGTCGTGAAAGATTCCTGCAACTAACCTCAGTGCTTTAATACCTCCACGGGTTTCCAGATATTGTTTAGACTCACATTCTTCATTGAAGTCCCGGAGGGATTCGATTCTAATGTGAATCTCCTTGAGAAAGTCCTCATGAATACTCCCGTCAATAAAATCCTTGAAGACATTACTAGGAGTCCTAGGAGAGAAGTCCCTATTAGGTGACATGATATCCTCTAACTTCATACCGGGCCTCCAACACTATCCATAGGTACCATGTTGCCGGCCTGAACTTGATCCATAACTTCTTGGTTTGGCATAGTCTGGGGAGCAATTCCTCCACCCTTCCTCACGAAGTCATTCACATTTTTGGCTCCAAGATTACGGGCAATATGTTTGAAGATCCGGACTACATCAAATTTCTGAGCAAGTTCAGGAGTATTGCCTAGAGTTTGGAATAACTGTATCCAGCTCTGAGAGTAGTTACCCCCAGGTACTGAGCCATCTCGGACTACCACATCATAGTTTATGTTAAGTTGATCTGGAGATACTTTGATACGGCCACGATCAATTCCCTCAGATCCAAATTCACTCATGAGAGTTTCCTGCCAGTCCCCAGCCAGTTTAATATATGCTTCATTCTCCATCATCTGTTTATTGTGAGATGCAAAGAATGCCCCTATGTCTTGCATCCCTTGCATGCCCACAACTTTGGCAATTCTCTCAAGGCGATTCACACCTCCGGCCATCGTACCTTGGAACTCCGAACTAGTGAGACGCTCAGGCCCACCTTGTCTAAGTGCTCCCTGCATTGAGGAGTCAGCCCCGGAGATACGATCCATCCACTGGATGATCCAGGAAGAGTCTGATATGTTGGCCCGAGTCACATCATTTACATTAAGTTGCTGAGCTACGTCCTTTACTCCACGGCCCCAAGCTGGACGACGCAACCTAATTAACTTCCCAGGCTCTGGATTCTTCAGATCCTCACTATTAACTAGGTAAGGATCGTAGATAATCATATCATTAATGGCCTTTCTTACATTAGCCACATGACTGTTGAATAGGAAGTCAAGCACTCCTTGCATTCCATACAACATTTCAATCCGACTTACTGGAGTCAACGAGTAACCATCAAAGTCAGGTGCAATAACACTAACAGGATACTTATTATGATTTAGAGTGGACTTCCTAGCTTGAATGATTACTTCATCCGCGGCCAGTTCGAAGTACCAAATCTCTGGGTAAGGCTCCTTGCTCAACCCATAGTCATTAGGTATAAGTTTAACAAACATCTTAACCACATCCACTGCGTTTGATGTAGTATTGTTTATGCTGTCACGAGTAGATAGCCCTGATTTAGTATTGCGGCCTGAGTTATCTCCAAAGAATATGGAAGATCTCTTTCCTACCAACTTCTTGATGTACTTAACATTGAAGATATCAGAGGAATTCTTCTCCTTATCCAGCAAAGTCATATAGTTAGTAGGACTCATCCACCCTACATACTCCCCATCCTGAGGGCAATGTATAGGGACAGTAGGATCAGGGAGGTATAGATAAGGGTCAATATTCTCAAGTGCATTTCCCTCATATAAAAGTGCATCTGGCATTTCAATCTTACTATCTGGAAGTGAAATCCCCATGAAGTTACGATTAGATTTAACCACAGTCTTAGGACCATACTCAGTTACCCAAGTCGGAGTCACTACTCCAAAACCATAAGCAAAGGCATCCCGGGCTTGAGTATGTAGATTCAACCCCACCTTGTTTTTAATACACTGGATGCCAATCAACTTCTCCAGAAGTATAGATCCAATCACATCTCCAGGACCCACACCTTCATATCGGAAGATAGGATCTTGAATGAATGCTGCAGTATAGAAGGATAGAAGAGTTTCCAATACTGTATAAGAGTAAGGGAAAACAATACTAATAGGCTTCCTACTATCCCTATCCTTAACCATTCGCTCGGCTTCGGTAGTTGGAATATATGCAGTGAGAGTATGATCTATATCATTCCAGTTACCATGCCTCCCAGACATTTTAGTAGCACTATTCAATGCCCGCTCTTGAATCATATCCCGGAGTTTCTTATGCAATTTAGAATCAGGCCGGAGATCCAATCCCTCAGGATAATCATACTCAAACCTTTCATCAAATGATCCCACAGGACTATTCATATTACCGATAACTATAGAAGGCATATTAACTCCAAAAAGGGTTGCTTTGTAACATTATGTTATATAGCAATTTAAAATATTCTAAATTATAGCCCAGTTAGTCCCGTCACTAATTAATGTCACTGAGGCGTATGCTGTAGAGGAAGTCCAGTTAGCAGCCCCGTCTATTAATCCACTACTAGGGGTGATAGTAACTACGTTGGAATCTCCTGTGCTTTTCTTTACTGTAATTGCCCGCCCAGCAATGTGGGCAATGTCAGTTAAAGTAACAGTTCTATTCCCGGCAGATGTATTTATAAACACTAAGCCGGTCGTAGTCGCAGGAGTTATATGAGAGGAAGTTATCTGGGTTTTAACTCTAACTCTTCCCAGCAATTCATTAGACCCTGCAGTAACCTCAGCACCACTTTGACCTAGTTTAACATCACCAGCTGATGGATTAATGTGGATGTCAGAATCTCCATATCCTGTTAGGCATGGAACCCCGCTATAAGTTCCAATCGCAACTCCATAATCAGGAAGGCCTACATTAAGAGCAGCTCTAGTAGAGGGGGCAAAAGATACATCTGCCATATCTTGACCATAGATAGAATAGGGTCTTGCAAGTTGAGATATTAACGCTCTCTTACTTGATCCTATCTCAATTCCCCCTACCATTGAGGCATTATCAGTTGCACCATTGTAATCTAGATAACGCTTATGGACCCCGTCTCCGATTATTGGCACCTTACTAACGCCATTCCGAGTCCACCGCTCCTTATAATAGAAGGACTTTGTATTTTGAACAAACAAAACGCCTAGGCCATCTCTAGTTGATGATGCCAGATTATTCATGACACAGTTTGAAACGCTTGTCGAACTTAGATCAACATCATCAGCATCGTTTGAGATATAGACATAGTAATCTGCAACACTATTCAAACAATTCCCTTCAAAGAAACACTGATTAAGTTCTACAGTATAATGATTCTTTACATAAACAGCAGACTTATTACCATACTGAACCGTAACATCTTGCATTATCAGTTCTGCTGCGGCACTATCAACATAAACCCCGTGGTCAGAGGCAACATCATACCGGCCACCATAGATGTGAATCCCGCCTATAGAGTCTACACAGTTAAAGTGTCTAACACAATTGTAGGAATAGCACTGATGGAATTTTGTTGTCCAAGTATCAGTTATATTGAAGCTGTATCTAAACCCTCTACACCCAACGTCATGATAGTAGCAATTTCTTATTTGACCAGAAATAAAGAATCCATCATTAGCATCTCCACCACTCTCTAGGTGAATCCCAGTAATGTGAATATTTGCAAAATCAACACCAGTCTCATTTACAAATCCGTCTCCAGTATGATTGATAAGAATCCATGTAGATCCACTCCCAGCTCCATGAATCTGAACTCCATTCTTCATAACTATGGGATTTGAAGTCAGATACTTCCCAGATGGAACACATACTGCCCCAGCAACCTGATCAACATCTCCAGAGGGATTGGTTAGAATTTCTGCTGCTGTATCAATGGCCTTCTGAAGGGCTAATCCATCTATTTCATCATCAAGGGAAAGGCATGATGAGTATACGGCCTGTGCAGCTTCCAGTGTAGCAAAGAAGAAATTAGAAATAGGATGAGTTTCTCCATCCCCAACTGCTCCATAATCCTTAACGCTTAGAATATCTGCCAATCTATCTGCAACACTT